GCCATCGAAGCAGTAAGTGGCGATACTGAACTGGCGCTTCCTCCGAAAGAACGACTGGAATATTTTTTGACTGATCTTATTTCCGCCATTGCGTCTATTCCCGAACCGACACAGGAGCAAATCACAGCTGCTGTAAATGCATATTTTGCTGAGCATGGCGTAGCTTTTAACACATCTGCAGAAATACGGGAGGTATTAGAAGGATGAGCGTAGACTTAACAAAAGGCGCAACCGTTGAACTTGTAAAGCGGTTATCTGATGACATCAGAACACAGGCTGACGGCACGAAAGCGGGTAGTGCGGGAGCGGCTATAAGAAATCAAATTACTGACTTAAAAAACGCTATAGAATCGCTTGGTGAAGCGGCAAATATTGATGTTTACAATGCTGTTAATATTCTTGGAACAGATGGTAATTTTGAAGGCTTTACTTTATCAGCTAATACTTGGTATAAAGCATATGCAGAGTCCACTGCGAGCGTAGAAAACAACATTCTGACGTTCAATGCAGTAAGACAGTATGGCTCACTTCGTCATTCTTTTCCAGTAATAGAAGGACATAAGTATTATTTCTTTGCAACAGCCAAAACAACATCGCCAACCGCCTATATTTCCGTTAATATATCAGACCCATTTGTCAGAATTCCGTCAGATGGTGAATGGCATTATTTGTCACAGATATACACTGGAACTACTGAAAGTAAAACGTTCTGTATATCAGATAGTTCCAATGTTTCAACTATGCAACCAATAATGGTTCAAAAGTGTGGAGTAATTGATTTGACGGCAATGGCTGAACAAGGCACTGAGCCAACATTAAGTGCGATGAATGAAGCAATGCACATAGTCGATGATTTTGTAATTGACGGTTTTATCTTTGTAAAGCATCCGACAGAAGAAAGCATTTTACCGTATGAAAATAAAAAAATACTGTTCATGGGTGACAGCATCACAGCGGCTAATCTGAACGATAACGGATGGTGCAAATATTTTAATGCAATTATGAAACCTTCTAAATCCGTTAATGTTGCTGTAAGTGGAGCAACATGGGCAGACTCCGAAAACACAGTATACGATGGCAATCCATCCACATATAATCAGACGAACAATACAATCGGCAACCAAGTGGAAAAAATAGCAAGAGGGAAAGACACAAGCAACCCTAACTATTCACATGTTGCTAATTATGATGATTTTGACATTATCATCATTTCGGCAGGTACTAATGATGGAAATACAAATTTCAATGCTGATAATATCAAGGATGCGCTCGTAGATATGTATAGTAATCCATTACCATATGACAGCATTAACCGAGTAAGTAACAGCGTTGGTGCAATGGTCTATGCATATGAAAGGCTGTATACAATGTATCCAAATGCTGAATATTTCTATTGCACACCAATACAGGCATACCCTGCTAAAAAGGTATGGGGTGAAATTCAGCATAAAGGTGAGGTAATGAAAGAAACTGGAAACTATATTCCTGTTACTATTATTGACTCTGAGAAATGCGGTATTTTCGGAAACCATGAACAGTATAATACTGAAGGCACTGACCTTATGGACGGGTTACATCCTAATGCAAAAGGTGCAGAAAAACTCGGCATGTATAATGCTAACGCTGTGATTGAAACATATCTGAGCAGAGAATAAAAAGACACTTTAAGTAAGTAGTTTAAAACTCGGTGGCGGAATAGGTAGACGCTTATTGTTGTAAAGGGTGGCAAGCATCACAACACTAATGATAGCGGCTTATGTAAGGTGCAAATCCTTGCCCGAGTTATTCTAGGGTGATTGCGTTCGGTATGACCTAGGCAACATACCAGACGAAAACGTGTGTACGCCTAGCGCGACAGCAACGCACTATTCATAAACAGTGAAGAAGCGTGCCTGAGGGTTAGCCTTGACTCAGGCTCTTTTTACAAATGTTGCGATTATGGTTTAACTCCCCTAAACCATTCGGACATTATTAAGAGGTGATCCGGTATGATCAAACAAATATTAACAACTAGACCACCGTAGAATAAAAATTCAAAATAAGGTCAAAAATACAAATTTGAACAGTAAGAGATTGGAGAGATGAGCTTAACGGCTTGTCTCTCCTTTTTCTTTTTATGGAGGTAACTATGGTCAGGTATATTCGTGATGATGAACTTTATCACCACGGTACTAAGCACATGCGATGGGGTTTTCGTCGTTACCAAAATCCTGATGGAACTTACACTGAAGAAGGTAAGGCAAGAAGACGTGCTCAGTACGAGGCAGCTGGCAAAGGGATTGAACGGTCAATAAAAGGGGAAATTGCAAAAAAGAAAATTAAAGCCGGAGTAGATAAAGCTCTTACGCAGAATGTTAAAGGCGGTAAAGACAAGCCTAATATTTCTCCTGCTGAGAAGGTTACAAAAGACGCACGAAACATTGTAACCGAGACTTCGAATATTGCTCAAACACTTGCTAATCTGAAGCGAATGAGGAATAAGGAAGATATTAGTTCGTTATCTGATGATGAGCTTAGAGCCAGAATTAATCGCTTGAATCTTGAAGTTCAGTACGATAATTTGTCGGCAAAAAGCATACAGAACGGGTTTGATACGGCTTCTGAAATTCTAACCGCTTTTGGATCAGTTGTTGGCATTGTTGGATCGACTGTAGCAATCGCTGCGACGGTTCATAACTGGAATAAGTAATGCTTTCAAACACAGCAACACCGAAGTATTACGGAGCATTTAGAGATGCTGTTTTACGCGGTAATATTTTGGTTAATGAAGAAATTTCCCTTCAAATGAATCTCATTGACGGCTTAATAACAAATCCGAATTTTTATTACGATGATGAGCCAGTTGAACATTTTATAGACTTTTGCGAAAACGAATTAACGTTAACCGATGGAGAAGATCTTCATCTGCTGGACACTTTCAAGTTGTGGGCCGAAGATGTTTTATGTTGGTTTTATTTCGAAGAAAGAGAAGTATTTGTTCCGTATCCAGACGGTAGAGGAGGCCGGACGGTATTAAAGCGAGTTAAACACCGTTTAAGACAGGAACAATATTTAATTGTTGGTCGAGGCGCTGCAAAGTCTTTGTACGACTCTTGTATGCAAACCCATTTTCTAGTTAATGATCCACATACAACGTCACAAATTACAACCGCACCAACAATGAGACAGGCAGATGAGATATTGTCTCCGATTCGTACCGCAATTGTTCGATCTAGAGGACCACAGTTTAAATTTATGACTGATGGGTCCATACAAAATACTACTGGAAAAGCATCGACGAAGGTAAAACTTGTATCGACTAAAAAAGGTATAGAGAATAAATTAACAAATTCACTAATCGAGATTAAGCCATTAAGTATCGACAAGTTACAGGGTTTAAGATGTAAGATTGCTACTCTTGACGAGTGGCTTTCTGGAGATTTACGTGAAAGCCCAATTACGGCTATTGCCCAAGGCGCAGCTAAAATATTCAACTATCTTATCATCGCAACAAGTTCTGAAGGTACGGTGCGAAATGGTGCTGGCGATTCTGTGAAGATGGAATTAGAGGATATTCTTCACGGTAAGTACGTCAATACACACAAATCTATTTGGTATTACAAGCTTGATGATATTTCGGAAGTGGCTGATCCGACTAAGTGGATTAAAGCAAATCCGAATTTGGGTAAGACTGTCTCTTATGACACTTACCAGCAAGAAGTGGAAAAAGCAGAGCATAATCCGGCGGATAGGAACGATATTATTGCAAAACGTTTTGGTATTCCAATGGAAGGCTTTACCTATTTCTTCACATATGCTGAAACGCAATTACACCCAAAGAGAAGTTATTGGAGAATGCCTTGCGCCCTTGGAGCAGACCTGTCTAGAGGCGATGACTTTTGTGCGTTCACATTCTTATTTCCTCTTCCAAGAGGTGGTTTTGGGGTAAAGACTAGGGATTATATTACAGGTCTTACATTGCGGCGTCTCCCTAGGGCGATGCGTGAAAAGTACAATCGTTTCATTCAAGAAGGTTCCTTGATTATATTTGAGGAAGATACAGTCTTGAACATGATGAAAGTTTATGACGACCTTGACGACTTTATTACTCGTAATGAGTATGATGTCAGAACTTTTGGATACGACCCGTACAATGCTCAGGCTTTTGTTGAGAGATGGTGCACTGAGTATGGACAGTATGGAGTCGAGAAAGTAATCCAGGGAGCGCGAACTGAGTCTGTTCCGCTTGGTGAGCTCAAGACTATGGCTAATGAAAGACTGTTATTTTTTGATGAAGAGCTGATGATGTTCACTATGGAAAACGCAATGGTCATTGAAGATACAAACGGAAATAGAAAACTTATGAAGAAGCGTAACGACCAGAAAATCGATGCTGTTGCCGCAATGATGGATGCGTATGTTTCTTATAAGGCATTTCCTGATGCATTCGAATGAGGTGACTTATGCCAACTTATATTTACAAAGACGAACTTTACCATTATGGGATTAGAGGCCAAAAGTGGGGGGTTAAGAACGGACCTCCATACCCTTTGAGCGGCGGCGACTATACGCAGACAGAATGGAAAGCGCTTAAAGCCGAGAGAAAGAAAAAATACAGCCGGTATAATAAAGCTCATTACGATCAGGTCATTAAAGAGGGTACTAGAATGCAGACTCTCGCTAGAGATCCAAATAGAACAAAGAATACTGATATGTTCTATGCTGCATATACGAAAGCCGATAAAGACCGCTATAATGCGATGTTTAATCACAAAACGCCACAGACGCTTTATGACGAGAACGGTAATGAAATTGGAACTGGTAAAACCTACAAATGGAGTATTGAAAATGTCACTAAGTGCAATATTAAGGTCGCATCTAAGGATTCCGGCGCGAAAGCTGTTATGAATCTTTACAAGAACAGCAGAGACTTTATGAATTTTGTTCAAGATCCAAGTAGGTTGCAGAATCAAATTAAGAACATGTATATTCCTGGTAAGCACAAGTATATTAAAGTTCTCGATAAGTTCAAAGACCCGAATTTTATTCCTAAAGACAAAGATTTATACACGCTGTACGGTGCTATCAACTCTGTAATACCAAGTCAAGACCCAGATGTTGTTAGACAGAGGACAAGGCTTTTTAATGAGCTGAAAAATAATGGTTATGGGGCAGTATTAGATGTTAACGATGCATTTAATAATGCTTTAACTGCAAATTCTCCAGTAATTGTTTTTGACACATCTGCATACGTTCAGGATAAATTGCGTAAGACCACAATGGTCGATGTTTACAAAAGCAAACTGACAACTGCTGGCAGGGTAGCTATAGGTATTTACGATAACGGAGATTAAGGAGATAAACATGCCTAATTATATTTACAAAGACGAACTTTACCATCATGGCATTAAAGGCCAGAAGTGGGGGCAGCGTCGTTTTCAGAATGAAGACGGTAGTCTTACCGCGGCCGGAAGACAGCGTTACGATGTCGGTGAAGCAAGGAAAGCCGCACTGTTAGGAGGTCTGATTGGCCTTCACAGATACAGAAAGACGCATGATTACGAGGGCTATAAAGCTGATAAAAAGACAGCCAAGCTTACAAAGTATCGTGACAAATTAGCGTCAAAAGCAGAGAGAAAAAGGGCCCGGGCTGAAAGATACGCAAAAGAATCTTCTGAAAACCTTAAAGATATGGAGAAAAACGGTGTTCAGTCAAAAGCATACCAGAAGTTTTTGGATGAACAGACAGACTCCACTATTGATGATATTAATGAGGATTTTGGAGAAAACCCCTCCCATCCGGTTGCAGCAAAACTTACAGCTTATGGTGCAGCGGCCGCTCAGAGAATGTATCTATCACGTCCTGAGATTGCTCAGAGGCATCTTGACGACATGATGAGAGACGAACGCGAAAACGTTGAAATTTGGACTAGAAGTAGTAACCGTTGGATGGAACGCAACAAAAACCTTATGAACATGGACGTCAGCACTATTACAAGCAAGAAAGATATTAAGCGAACCTATAAAGGAAAGAATTAATGCACTTCGTTATCTATGAAGACGAGCTCTACCATCATGGCATTAAAGGCCAGAAGTGGGGAGTTAAGAATGGACCGCCGTATCCATTAGATGATAGCGATCACTCTTTTGCAGAGAAGGCTGGCGTAACTGCACCAAAGCACGATGGTAAAGATATTGCAAAGAAAGTATTGCTTGTAGCAGGAGGTGCGGCTGTTGTTGGCGTTGGCTCATATGTCGCATACAAGTATATTTCAAATGGCAATGTCGATCCATCCAAACTAGCAGAAGCTCTAAATGAAAGAATTAAACGCGGTGATATTTCGGCTAATCCGGATGTCTTAATCAATAAACAGATTCTCGAAAGCTTTACTGATGAAGAGAGAAGAGCCACTCAGTATTATACGACGCCAGATGCTTATAAAATTGTTAATCAAACATTGCGCGGCAAAGATGCCAACTGGATTAAAGAGAACAATTCAATCGGATTAGTCGGTCAACAGATACTGGATTACAATCTTCAAGGCCAGTTGATTGACAACATGACATCGGCGTTAAATAAGTCTAAACTTGATAGGGATGTTACTACTACAAGAATGACCGATATTACCGGTGTATGCGGTCTGCTAGGTATTAATGAAAAAGGCGCTACAATAAATGATTTAGTGAATTCTATTGGAACAAATGTAACTGAAAAAGGATTCTTTTCGAGCAGCCCTGGTAATCCCAAGACATATTTCGGAAACATTAAGTTAACGACATTATGTCCTAAGGGTACCAAGGCTTTTTATTATGGCGGGCTTTCTGAAATTTCTAGTGAACAGGAATTATTGCTACAGAGAAGTACACAATTTAAAGTACTGGATGTTAGAATACCTACAATTAATAGCAATTTATCTGGCTCATTAAAAGGTCAAGATGGAATTGAGATTATATTAGAGGTAATTGATCAATTGAAAGGAGATTAGTATGCCTACATTATCTGAGCTTTTGGATAAGGCTTTTGAGGGGGGACTTGATAGTGTTCCAATGGAAGAACGTTGGAAAGATGACAGCCTCTTTGATGGGGCCGAACGGTCTTATGATGACGGTGATCCAAGGAAAGTCACTGCAGATATTTTAAAGAAAAACGATGGAGGTAAGTAAATGCCATCATTCTTAGAGCGTATCCAGCATGGTTGGAACGCTTTTTTAAATGGCGATTCAAGAACCTCTTATTCTAGTTATGATCATGGATCAATTTACAGGCCTGACAGACGTAGATCTCGCATTGTATCTGACAGGTCTTTAGTTAATGCTCTTTATAACCGAATCAGTATTGATGTTGCTTCTATTACTTTTCAGCATGTCAAAGTTGATGAAAATGGAAGATACAAAGAGACTGTTAAATCCGGACTGAATGACTGTCTTAATGTTGAAGCTAATATCGATCAGACTGGACGAGAATTTATTCAAGATATTGTCCATTCTATGTGCGATGAGGGATACGTAGCAGCTGTCCCTATTGAGACTGATATTAATCCAAATGTAAGTGGCGGTTATTCAATAGACACAATGAGAACCGGTAGAATTGTAGAGTGGTTTCCAGATTCTATTAAAGTCGACTTGTATAACGACAGAACCGGTAGACATGAAGAAGTACGCTTACCGAAAAAAATTGTTGCCGTTATACCAAATCCGCTTTATGAAACTATGAACGCTCCAAACTCTACATTACAAAGAGTCATAAGAAAACTCAATCTGTTGGATAGTGTTGATGAACAGGCTAGTTCTGGCAAATTGGATTTAATTATTCAGCTTCCTTATACTGTAAAAAGTGAACTTAGACAGAAGCAGGCTAACAAACGTAGAAAAGACATTGAAATGCAGCTTACTGATTCTAAGTACGGCATTGCCTATATCGATTCAACCGAAAAAATTACACAGTTGAATAGATCCTTGGAGAACAATCTTTTAAAGCAGATTGAGTATTTGATGAATACTCTTTATGCACAGATGGGTATTTCTGAGGCAGTGTTTAAAGGAGAAGCTGACGAGCAGACTATGCTTCTGTATTACAACAGAACTATTGAACCGTTCTGTGCTGCTATTGCCGATAACATGAAACGAAAGTTCATTACTAAAACGGGACGCACACAGGGCCATTCAATCATGTACTTCAGAGATTCGTTTAAACTTGTTCCTACAAGCCAGATTGCTGAACTGGCAGATAAGTTTACACGAAACGAAATTATGTCTCCGAATGAAGTTAGAGCGATTCTCGGTATGAAACCGGACAATGATCCTAAATCAGACGAATTAAGGAATAGGAATCTTAATGAATCAGCTGCAAATCAGGAGCCTGGTATGGTTCCAGAAGAAATGAATCAAGGTAATCAAGACGTTCCAATAGAATAGATAAGAGCAAAAAGCCGTATCTATCAAAATGGACGTCTTTTTTATGTGCAATGGAGGAAAAATGGCAAAGTTCAATGAATACGATTTTTCCGGATGGGCAACGAAAATCGATATTAGATGCTCTGACGGAAAAACAATTCGTAAAGATGCCTTCATTGAAGATGACGGGAAGGTAGTTCCAATCGTTTGGAACCATCAGCATAACGATGTTGAAAACGTACTCGGTCATGCCCTTCTCGAAAATCGTGATGAAGGTGTTTGGTTTTACGGAAAACTGAATGACACACCAAAAGGAAAAATCGCTAAGGAATTGATTCACTCTAGAGATATTTCCAGTGTGTCAATCTACGCAAACAAACTTAAACAGGAAAGAGGAAACGTACTGCATGGCGTAATCAGGGAACTCAGTCTTGTGCTTGCTGGTGCAAATCCCGGAGCGACAATCGAGTATCCGATTCTGCAGCATTCAGATGGAAGCATGGAAGAAGTCTACGATGAGGCAATCATTAGCGGAAAAGCCGAGATTGACTATAGTAGCGGATTTATTTCACATGCTGACGAAGGAGAGAAGGAAATGCCAAACGAGAATAAGGCGTCAGGCAAGACTGTAAAAGAAGTATTCGACACTCTCACAGAAGAACAGAAGCAGGTCGTATATTTCATGATCGGCCAGGCCGTTGATGATGCTAAAGGCGAAGTAAAACATGCTGATGAAGCTGATGAAGACGAAGAAGAGGGATACGAAGATAAGGGTTCTGGAAAAACAGTTAAAGAGGTCTTTGATTCACTCACAGAAGAACAGAAGCAGGTCGTATATTTCATGATCGGCCAGGCTGTTGAAGATTCAAAGAAGGGTGGAGCTGTAGCTCACTCTGATGATTACTATGACGAATACGACGAAGGAGGATATGACACTGTGAAGCGCAACGTATTTGACAACTCTATGGACGAGAAGGGCGAAGTTCTTTCTCAGTCCGCAATTAATGAAATTTTCGAAGAAGCTCGCAAGGACAAAAAGTCCCTTGCGAACACATTCCTTGCCCATGCTGAGGACTATGGTATTGACGGAATCGAATGGCTGTTCCCGGAAGACCATGAACTGAACAACACTCCTCAGTGGATTAAGCGCGAACCGAGCGACTGGGTAAATGTCGTTATGAACGGTGTCAGCCACACACCTTTCAGCCGTGTTCGTACAAGATTCGCTGATATTACTGAAGATGAAGCCCGTGCAAAAGGTTATATTAAGGGAAACAGAAAGAAGGAAGAAGTGTTCTCCCTGCTTAAGCGTTCCACGAGCCCGCAGACAATTTACAAGAAGCAGAAACTGGATCGTGACGATGTAATCGACATCACAGACTTCGACGTTGTTGCTTGGATCAAGGGCGAAATGAGAATGATGCTCGATGAGGAAATTGCTCGTGCGATCCTTATCGGTGACGGACGTCTCCCTTCTGATGACGACAAGATTTCTGAAGAACATATTCGTCCTATTGCAAACGATGCTGACCTGTTCACAATCAAGAAGGCTGTTGTCTATCCTCAGAACGCAACGGATTCTGATAAGGCTGATGCTTTCATCACAGCTGCTATTAAGGGTCGTAAGGGATATAGAGGTTCTGGAAATCCGATTCTCTTCACAACCGAAGACCAGCTGACTGATATGCTGCTCATGAAGGACGGTATTGGCCATAGACTTTACAAGACAGAAGCCGAACTGGCTACTGCTCTGCGTGTAAGCCGTATCGTTACTGTCTCTGTTATGGAAGGTCACCAGGTCGGCGAAAAGAACCTGCTCGGTATCATTGTTAACCTGAAGGACTATACCGTAGGTGCCGATAAGGGTGGCGCTGTAAGCATGTTCGATGACTTTGACATCGACTACAACAGAATGATCTACCTCATCGAAACACGTTGCTCTGGTGCTCTGACTGTTCCGTTCTCTGCACTGATTCTCTTCGAAGCAGAAGTTCCGACATCTGTTGATGGTGACGTCCAGAGATCTAAGACAACAACCACTTCTGGCGACGAAGGCAACAACGGCTGATTTTTTGACTAGGAGTTAGTTATGGCTAAGTGGGCTGGAGTTATCGGCTTTTCCCAAACAGTAAATACTAGTTTTGACGTTTGGACAGAGAAAATTGTTGAAAAAAAGTATTATGGTGATTTAACCAAGAATTCAAGAAGGTGGGAATCAAGTCAGGGAATTAACGATAACTTCTCAATTAGCAATGGAGTTAGTGTTATTGCCGACGACTTCATGCTCACTAATTTAAAGTATATGCGTTACGTTACATTCCAAGGTTTGCGATGGAAAATTGCCTCACTTGAGGTCAGCTATCCTCGTGTAAATCTTACGTTAGGAGATTTGTATAATGGACCATCGCCAGAAGATTAGTGCAAAGCTGCATGCACTTCTAGGATCAGATGAAGTGTATTTTCAGCCTGCCGAAGATGCAAAATTTAAATACCCATGTATTACGTATGACTTTGAAGGGTTCTATACTCTTCCGGCAAACAATATTAAATACATGGCTAGACCTAGATATACCGTAACACATATCTATCGAAATCCGGACGAGCACTTAAGAGGGGAGTTTCTCTCCTCTTTTTTGTTAGTCCAGTATGACCGACTGTATAAGGCGGACAATCTATACCACGACGTTTATACAGTTTACATTTGAAAATTCAAAATGGAGGAAAATGATGGCTAAATTAGAGTGGGACAAAACTGGTGAGAGACTGTATGAGACAGGTGTAAGCCAGGGAGTTTGCTATCCTCAGGCAGCTGATGGTACATATCCGGAAGGTTCTGCCTGGAACGGACTGATTAGTGTCAGCATGAACCCTACAGGCGCAGAACCGAATGCGCTGTGGGCTGACAACATTAAGTATCTGAACCTGATTTCCACCGAGGAACTTGAAGGTTCTATTGAAGCGTATATGTATCCGGATGCCTTTGCTGAGTGCAATGGTGAGAAAGACCTGGTCACGGGCGTAAAGCTTGGTCAGCAGCCGAGAAAGCCTTTTGGAATGGCCTACAAGACGATCCTGGGTAACGATACACAGCTTGACAACTACGGTTACAAGCTGCACATCATTTACGGTGCTACTGTTACACCTTCTGAAAGAGCTTACGAGACAGTAAACGACAGCCCGGATGCTATTCAGATGTCCTGGGATTTCTCTACTGTTCC